TAAATCAACTCGGCAGCTTCGACCGCGTAAGGCGCTAAAAAATGTCATTGCTGCTGCTGTTTCAAAGCGCAGCGGCAGCCGGCGCCGCACTTGATGCAAGCGAAAGCGTAAGCGTCACCAGCTCGGCGTCACTGACGACGCAGATCTCGCTGGCCGCTTCTGCCAGCGCATCCGTCACGGCATCAGCCGCGCTGACGACGCAGATCCCGCTCGCTGCAAGCGTCAGCGTATCGGCAACATCGAGCGCGGCGATCACGACGGCCGTACGCCTGGCATCGAGCCTGAGCGCATCGGTCACATCGACTACCGGGCTGACGACTCAGATCCCGCTGGCCGCATCGGTTGCGGTATCCGTCACCTCGACGGCCGCGCTGACCACGCAGATCAGCCTGGCGGCATCAGCTTCGGCGGCCGTCACAGCGACCTCAGACCTGAGCACGCAGGCAGGCGGTGCCGCACTCGCAGCGTCCGTCAATGTCTCGGTCGCACATGACGCGTTGCTGACGACACAGACGCGCTTTGCGTCATCGGTGCAGGCATCCGTCACCTCGACGGCAGGCCTCACCACGCAGATTCCGCTGGCCGGTTCGGTCAGCACGACAGCGACAGCATCGGCTGCACTATCCACGCAGATCGCGCTGGCTGGCTCACTGACCGCAACGGTCACACAGACCAGCGCACTGACAGCACCAGGCGCAGGGCTGGCCGCATCTGCATCGGTATCGGTCACGTCCAGCGCGGCACTGACGACAGCGGCAGGGTTTGCTGCCTCGGTGCAGGCAAGCACCACAGCCGCGGCCGCACTGACGACCAGTGTGCGACTGGCGGGCTCGGTGTCCGCCTCGGTCACTGCATCGCCAAGCCTGAGCACTGGCATCCCGCTGGCCTCGTCGGTCAGCACCTCGGCGACCTCGACGGGCGCGATCACAACATCCGTTCGGCTCGCCACCTCGGCGGGCGTGGTGGTCTCTGCCTCGGCTGGGCTGACGACAGCGGTACGGCTTGCTGCATCCGCGAGCGCAGCGGTCACGGCAGACGTCGCGTTGACGGTTGTTGCTGCTGCTCCGACGCCCGCGATCCGCACGTTCAGAGTCGAGCCAGACGATCGCACCTTCACCGTGCCAGTCGACGCCCGCGCATTCCTGGTGGATGCCGAGGCCAGAACCTGGACGGTCACGAAAGAACCCCGGCAATTCGCGGTGACGGCGGAGGAACGCACGCTCGCAGTCGCCGCCTGAGGAATCAGCATGGCGACCTACTCCGCGACGAAAGACCCGCAAGCCACCCTTGATTACACCATCAAGTGGGGCGATTGGCTGACGACCGACACGATCAGCTCGGTCGTGTGGACGGTTGAGACGGGTCTCACGCAGACCGCAGCGACCAATACCACCACGCAGGCGACCGTGTGGGTCAGTGGCGGCGAGGTGGGCACCGAATACACGGCGACCTGCCGGGTCACGACCACCGCAGGGCGCATCGACGAGCGGTCGATCGCGATCAGGATCGCGCAGCGGTGACGGGTCCTCCCCACGCTTTCCTCGCGGGTGTGAGCGGCCCGGCAAAAACGGCCTATATATTTCATGCACTTAGCAGGGATTGCCATTGGCTACGATGAAAGAGGTGGGCGATCACCTCGATCTGAGCATGACGTCGATCAAGGAATTGCTGCGCGAGGGCATCATCCCGTCGTCAAAAGGCCCCGGCGGATTGGACCTAGAAGCCTGCCGAGTCGCCTATATCCGGAACCTTCGCGGCAAGGCGGCGGGCCGCATCAAGCAGACACCGCAACCAGTCGCCGACGGCGCGCTTGAGCTGAACGCCGAGCGCGCACGACTCGCCCACCACCAGGCAAACAAGGCCGAACTCGACGAGCGCGAGACGCGTGGCGAACTGGTGCGTGCCGAGGACGTGACTAGGGCGGTCTCGGACGCGTTCCGACGTGTACGCGCTCGGATGCTATCGATGCCAACCAAGCTGACGCCCGTGGTGCTCGGTTCGACCGATGCCGTGGAAGTCAAAGACGCCATCGAGGCCGGCGTGCTGGAAGCGCTCGCCGAGCTGACGCTTGAAACGGTGGAAGACGATGGACCAGAGCCGGGCGAATAGCCTCGTCTCGTCGTGCTTTGCCGCGTTCGCGCCGCCACCGAAACAGACGGTTTCAGAGTGGGCAGACGAGCACCGGCAACTCTCCAGCGAAGCCAGCGCGGAGCCCGGCAAGTGGCTCACCAGTCGCGCGGAATACCAGCGCGGGATCATGGATTCGATCTCCGATCCTCGGGTCGAGACGGTCGTCGTTATGTCCTCAGCGCAGGTGGGCAAGACCGAGGTTATCAACAACTTGGTCGGCTACCTGATGCACCGCGACCCGTGCCCGATTCTGGTGTTGCAGCCGACGATCGAGATGGCGCAGGCGTGGTCAAAGGACCGGCTCGCGCCGATGTTGCGCGACACCAGCTGCCTGTCCGAGATGGTCCACGTCGGCGGCCGGCGCGAGTCCTCAAACACGCTGCTCCACAAGATTTTCCCGGGCGGGCACATCACGCTCGCTGGCGCCAACTCGCCGGCCAGTCTGGCTTCACGCCCGATACGCGTGCTGCTGTGCGACGAGGTTGACCGGTATCCGGTTTCGGCCGGCACCGAGGGCGACCCGGTGAACCTGGCGCGGAAGAGAACCACGACGTTCTGGAACCGGAAGATCCTGCTCACCTCGACGCCGACGGTGAAGGGCGCCAGCCGCATCGAGCTGGAGTTCGAGGCCTCGGATCAACGCCGCTTCTTCGTGCCCTGCCTGCACTGCGGCGAGCGCCAGGTGCTGAAGTGGGCGAACGTCTCATGGCCGAGCGGTGAACCGCAAAGCGCGCAGTACGCCTGCGAGCACTGCGGCGGCCTGCTGAACGACGGGCAACGGATCGCGATGATCCGGAAAGGCGAATGGCGTGCAACGGCGCCGTTTAACGGCCGCGCGGGCTTCCATCTCTCCGAGCTTTACTCCCCGTGGGTGACTCTCGGCAGCATCGCCCAGGCGTTTGTCGAAGCGAAGCGCTCGCCCGAGACGCTCAAAACGTGGGTCAACACCTCGCTCGGCGAGACGTGGGAAGACAGCGGCGAAGGCGTCGACGACACCGGCTTGCTCTCTCGCCGCGAAGAGTACGCCGCCGAGGTTCCAGATCGAGCCGTGCTGCTCACCGCCGGCGTCGACGTCCAGATTGATCGCCTTGAAATGGAAGTCGTCGCGTGGGGCGATGGCGAAGAATCGTGGTCGATTGATTACTTGGTGATCCACGGCGATCCCGCCCGCGGTGAAACGTGGGCCGCGCTCGATGCAGCACTTGATCGCACGTACATGCACGAGACCGGGACGGCGCTGCATGTCACCGCCACCGGCATCGACTCGGGCGGCGCACACACGCAGATCGTTTACGACTACTGCCGACGGCGTACCGCGCGGCGGGTGTTTGCACTGAAGGGCATTTCCGGCCCGGGCCGTCCGGTGGTCACGCTTTCGCGAAAACAGCAGGGCGGCGGCAACCGAAAGACGGACCTGTTTATGGTCGGCGTCGATGACGCGAAGGGCACCATTTACGCGCGCCTGAAGATCGACGAGCCGGGGCCGGGCTATTGCCACTTCCCGTTTGAGCGCAACGAGGACTATTTCCTCCAGCTCACGGCCGAGCGAATCGTCACCCGATACAGCAAGGGCTTTCCCCGCAGGGAATGGGTGAAGAACCGCGCGCGAAACGAGGCGCTCGACTGCCGCGTGTACGCGTACGCCGCGCTCCGAATTCTGAACCCTGTCTGGTCTGCCGTTTCGCGGCGCGTGACCTCGCAGGAGCAACGACCGGCACCGGCGCCTAAAGCGCCCGCCAAAGCCGAATCGATCAACCGCATCGTCCAGTCACGCAAGCCTGCCCCGCGCAGGCCGGGCGGTGGATGGTCCACAGGGTGGAAGAAATGACGGACATTGTTGAGCCCTCGCGGATCGTCGCCGGTGATTCGGCGTCGTGGACAAAAAACCTCCCGCAGTATCTCCCGGCATCCGGCTGGGTGTTGTCCTACGCGATCGTTCGCGATGGCGTGCGGCTTTCGATTACCGGGACAGACAACGGAGACGGCACCCATCTGGTGTCGCTCGCCGCAGCGACCACAGGAACGTGGACCCCGGGCCAATATCACTGGCAGGCCTATGTCACTAAGGCCGCCACGTCCGAGCGGGTCACGATCGCCTCCGGCCAATTGAAGGTCGAAGCGAACTTCGCCGCCGGCGCGGTGGATGCCCGATCGCACGCAAAGAAAACGCTCGATGCACTGGAGGCCACGCTGGAAGGGCGCGCGTCGTCCGATCAGCTGGCCTACTCGATCGGCGGCCGCTCGATTTCAAAGATGGCGCCCGAGCAACTGCTGACCTGGCGCGACAAGTACCGGGCCGAGGTCGCCGCTGAAGAGAAGGCGCAGAAGGTCGCCGCCGGTTTGGGTGCCAGCGGCACCATTCGCGTGAGGATGTAGCGTGGGCCTGCTCGATCTGTTCCGGCGAAAAGCAACCGCCGGAGGGTCAGCCGTGCGCGCCGTTCAGCCGGCGATGCGCTACTACTCGGCGGGCGCTCCGGATCGACTGACCGCGAGCTGGACCACGACCGTGGTGTCGGTTCACGACGTCACCCTAAAGAACCTCCGCGTTCTTCGTGCGCGATCGCGCGAGCAGTACCGCAACAACGACTTCGCGAGCCGCTTCGTGCAGCTCGTCAAGTCGAACGTCGTCGGCCCGAACGGCGTCACGATCCAGGCGACGGTTGAGAACTCCCCCGCGTTCGCCGCGCAGTACGGCCCGCTCGACACGCAAGCGAACGACGCCATCGAGGCGGCGTTTCAGAAGTGGGGCAGGGCGGCAACGTGTGACGCCGCCGGGCGTCTGTCGTGGGTGCAGATGCAGCAGATCGCGATGGCAAGCGTCGCGGTCGATGGCGAATTCATCGCAGTCGTAAATCGAAAGGCGGGCAATCCGTTTGGGTTTTCGCTAACGGCGATGGATGCCGAGCTGCTGGACGTCGAGCTGAACGTCGATCCCCGCCCGGGTAGGAATCGGATCCGGTTTGGCATTGAAATCGACGCATCCGGGCGCGCGGTCAATTACTACTTCAAGGGCGACAACGGGCACACGGCGGTTCCGGCCGAGGACGTGCTGCACCTGTTCGTCTCGGAATACGTCGGCCAGCTGCGGGGATTCCCGATGCTGGCAACCGCGCTGCCACGCCTGCAAATGCTGGCGGGCTATGAAGAGGCGGCGATTACGGCCGCCCGCGTGGGTGCCGCGAAGATGGGGTTCTTCACCTCGGCTTCTGGCGACGGTTACACCGGCACCGACACCGATTCCGATGGCGCAGTAATCAGCGACGTGTCGCCCGGCACGTTTGAGCAACTGCCCGCGGGCACGTCGTTCCAAGCATTCAACCCAGATTACCCACATCAGCAATTCGGCGAGTTCACGAAGGCCTGCCTCCGCGGAATCTCGGCGGGTTTGGGTGTGTCGTACGCCGGACTCTCGAACGACCTCGAGGGCGTCAATTACTCCAGCATCCGGGCCGGCGTTCTCGAAGACCGCGAAGCGTGGAAGTCGCTGCAAACGTGGTTCATCGACGGCTTCGTGCGCCCGGTCTATGAGGCGTGGATCGACACCGCGGTCGGCCTGAAAAACGCGGTTGCACTTCCCAACGGCGGAACGCTCCGCGCCCAGGACATCGATCGCTACAAAGCCGCGTCTTTCCAGCCGCGCAGATGGTCGTGGGTCGATCCGCAGAAAGACACCGACGCCAACGTTACCGCCATTAACAACGGCCTGAAGTCCCGCGGGGAAGTTATCCGCGAGCAGGGACGTGATCCGGATGACGTCTGGCGCGAGCTGGCCGCGGAAACCGCGCGGCTTCAACAGCTCGGCATCTCCATCGAACCGCAACAACCCGCAACCAATGGGGGCAGCGATGACCCGCAGCTTTGATTTGCCTGTGCAATTCCGCGCGCTTGATGTCGCGCGCGAATCAATTGATCCCGAGACGCGAACTGTCGAACTCGCGTTCTCGTCCGAGGAACCGGTCGACCGGTCCTTCGGCACTGAAATCCTTGACCACTCACCGACTTCGGTTCGCACGGCGCGACTCGAAAACGGCGGGCCGGTCCTGGTCGATCACAACCCGACGGACCAAGTCGGCGTTGTTGAAAAGGTCTCGATTGATGGCGACCGGCGGGGCCGGGTCCAAGTCCGTTTCGGACGCGGGCAGCGCGCAAGCGAGATTTTCAACGACGTCGTCGACGGCATCCGCCGCAGCGTGAGCGTTGGCTACCGCATCCACGAAATGAAGCAGGAACGGGTCGGCAAGGGCGCCGCTCCGGACGTGTTCCGTGCCGTGGACTGGGAGCCGCTTGAGGTCTCCCTTGTGTCCATTCCCGCTGACGTGACCGTCGGCGTCGGACGCACCAGCGGCAGCGATTCCGCTCCCGTTCTCATCCATTCAATTCGCGAGGAAACTCAGATGGAAAACATCCAGCCCCAAGTCGCGCCCG